GTTACCTGTCTCATAATGTATAATTTTTAACATGTTTAATTTCTCTAGTTAAGTATTCTAAAGCCTTGTTTAAATCTTCTAACTCATTGTCTTTACGACCTGCTCTAGTGAGATACTTAATCACATTACCTCTCGAAAAGGAAATATCATACTGGTGACAAAAGTCTATTACATCTAATGTATTCCGTGAGTCATAGTGACTTGGTTGAGTTATTTGTCTTAATAATTCTTTATCCATTTTTCTTCTTTTTAAATTGCTTTAACTGTTTTTCTAATTGTGTTTTTTCATCATGACAAGTCTTACAAAGTACTTGTAAGTTTTCTTGTTCACAAAAAAGTGTGTCTACAAATGGAGCTAAGTCCTCTGAACAGTTTAAACTTCCTGCAGGTTCTATATGATCTACATTAACTGCGTCTGCTTTAAACCAAGCTTTACACTTACTACATTCATATTCCCACTTCTGTCTTTTGTCAGGACCTTTGTATGCTCGCTGAGCTAACTTTTTACACTCAGCAATTGGTTTCCACCATCTACTCTTTTGTCTTAATGCACTTCTAATCATAGACCAAAACATTGATTCTGTCATTGTTCCAGCATTTTTAGTGCGAGGTACTCTTGGTTTTTTTACTGCTCTTTTTGCCATAATTTTAAAATTAAAGGGATAACAAATATAATTCAAATAAATGTTATCCCCTAATTTATTAATCTACCATACGAACTCTTGCAGTAATCTCAGCTTTCATCTCTTCAAGACTTCCAATAATATTACGTACATCTATAGAAGATATATTTGGTAAGCTAAACTCATATTTGTTAGATTCCTTTGCGAAACCTTGTTTAACTTTGTCCTGTAGATCATCAAGCTCACGTACAGCATAGACTTCATCCAACTGAAGAGTGTCAAACTCATTGTCATGAAGAATACTTGTAGCTTCTTCTCTTGGTACAGTCATAATTGGAAGATACTCATAGCATCTACCTTTGTGTGTACCAATACCAACCACCTTCATAGGGTTGATAAGAACAAGAACAGACTGATCACCACATCCTACATAGTGTATCTGGTCAGAAGTAAAATGTAAACCAGCTGCAGCACAATCTTGTGTTGACCAGTTACATTCTTCTTGTGGCATGTTCACCACTTTACCAATACGTATGTCAAATGTTTTAGTCCAATCATCTGTAAAACGATTCTCATGTCTGTTAGGTAGATCTAGGTATAAAGCTGTAAGTTTACCTATCTCTTCTCCATGGTCTACTTTCACAGAAGTTGTATACTCATAAGGTTCTACCTCACCTGTACCATCACATGTTTCACATTCTACCCACTGTTCTTCATTCCATTCATCTTCATCATCATAACAGTCACCATCATCATAGTAGCCACCTTCTCCATCACAATCTGAACACACTGTAGTAGTGTGTGTTTCTTCATTGTACAATCTATCTACATGTACAATCTTATATTCACCATCTTGTAAGAATACAGTATAATCATCTGGACTTTTCTTCCATACAGCTTTTACTTTGTTATATGTATTAGATATAAAATGTACAAGCTCTGGAGATCCATGTAGTGTAACAACATTACGTAGCGCTACAAAGAATCCCTGCTTAGTTATACGAAAGCTGTTCTCTTTTAAGAATCTATACAGCTCATGTGCAACCTCAGCTCTTGGGTTAAGTGCACACCACATAAAGAAGCGCTTTAAAGATTGATATCCATCATAATCATTTAATGGAATACCTAAAGCTTTAGCACGACTCACTTCATCAATTAGTTCTTCAACTAATAGCTGTGGTAGAGATCTAGATATACCTTTAAAGTATACTGAATCTCCATCAATTACAAACTCACTACACTCTTCTAGGACAGTAAAGCCCTTTCTAAGAGCCTTTAGTCTTCTTTCTGATTCATCTCTCTCTGCAACTTCAGAAACTACATTAGGATCACTAACGATTGTATAGAGGTGTCCAATGGTAACAGCTGACTCTGCAGCATGATAATCATCTTCAGTAGCATTTACCTTAGATATTATAGAATTATCATGTAGCACAATAGTAAGCACATCATTTACTAACTTTATAGTCTTGTAGGGATTTTCTTGAGGAGAACTATCGTTGTCTACCTCTTCAACTAATTTATCAAGTTTTTTCTCGATAACCTTTTCAATTGAGTGGTCCACTTTATTTTTGAACCACTCTAAACTTAGAAATTTACTCATTTTTAATTGTATTTAATTGTTAATTATTCTCTTGTTCTTGTTCTTGTTTATGTTTAAGAAACTGATAATGATTGTTTATAGCAACACCATTGCATTTAAAAAGCTGAGCTAAACAGTCTAAAAGACCGTTTTGTCTGTGACTTTCACCAGTTCTTAAACTAGATGCAATAGTATTTACATAAGCATGCTCTTTTAGGAAAGCTTCTAATTCTTGTATCAAATCATATATCTCAGCGTTAAATAGATTATCATCTTTAGCAAGTTCAAGTAATTTCTCTCCATGTTTAAAAGATTGATATCTACCACCTGCAATATACGCTTTCTGATATTCAGATATTTTCTTAAATTTATCTGATAATTTAGACTTAACTCTATCAATTAGATAACTTTTCTCAAATAGATCAACATTATAGTCCTTGTTTATAAACTTCCAGCAAAGTAATGCAGTCATATATTTAATAAACATATCATCACCCTTTATAAAGTCATCATAAGAAACTAAATTATCAATTTTAGGAGACTTCTCTAATGCTTCTAACTCCCTCGTTGAAAACGTAATATACTTTATACTCATGCGCTTAGTTTCTTCATACAAATTATCAAGCAGCATGTAATCATCATGATTAGTGTATACGTAAGTACAACTTCCCCCTTCTACAGACTCAATATTGATTCTATGTGATACAAATTTACAGTTCCTGCCATCGCTATATCTGAGAAGCTCTTCACCTATTTTACAATTGAAGTCTCCTGCAACCTTTTCACCTTTAGCAGCTTTAGTAGCTCGCATCTTAGATACAGTGTTAGCTTTTCTATCATCTATCCAGTGTTGAGGTACTATAATAGCATCAGCATTTCTAAGAGATTTTAAAAGTAATGACTCTACATACTGAAAGTCTTTAATTACACCTCTCCACTGAGATTTAGGGTAATTAATTAACTTTAGAATCTCATAGTAACTATCTTTACCAGTGATACTTTTTAGAGGATAAGACTTTGACTTGCGAATAAATGTAACTCTTCTAGAATTACTATTATTATTTTTAGCCTTTTCAGTAATTATATCTTCACAAAGCTCTCTAAGATACGCCTTTTTATGACCTCTCATTGAATCTTGCATCTTGAATGTATATTTTTCCATATCATTCCAGTTTACATTTCTTCCCCAATGGCTTTCTTTTATCTGATACATTCTAGTATTTTCATACCTATAGTTAGCTTTGTATTCTCCCAAAAGATAACTAAACTCATGTCTACTAAACGTAGAGATGTCCCAGTTGTCTACTCCTTCAAGTTTTGGTTTGGCAAAAGGAATTGTTATGTAGTTCTTTAAACCTTCCAAATCAAACTTTTTTCCAAACAGATCTATTTCTCTCTTAGAGTTGTAGTAGTAATTTAGAAAACTCATAACATCATCACTATCTGTAACATTTTCATTATACTTTTGTACATAATAGTCAGAAAACTCAGATAATTTACTAAGAATCTTTGACTTTGTTTCCTTTGTGTAAATCAAAGATTCCCTGTTTGGAGTTGGAAACAAACCATCTGTCAGTTTAAATCTTAAACCCAGTGGCAAATATATAGTGTCTATACCTAGTTTGTCAAAATCAATAGGGTAATAAACATTATCAAGACAAATGTGTAACTTATCATCATCAGCTATTTCAGAGAATTGAAATAGTTTAGATCTATGAATAGTAAAGTTGTTATCAACATCATCTACATTAAAGTATACATCCTCAAAGTATGCAAGCTGTTGCTTTATCTTTTTCAGAAAATCATACTTATCACCCCATTTTATAGGTACAATAACTTTTACACCATTACACTCTGTTGTAGGAGTTTCGTTAATTAAATCAATAGTGTTAGTTTCTTCACCTTCGTACATCATATACTTACGTTCCATACCATCTTTTCTACATGTAAAATAGAAACTACTAGCATATGCTAAAGGAGCTTTGAAACCAAGACCCATCATACCAAGCTCTGTATCACTATCACGTTTAGTAGACTTACCATACTTACTGATAATGTTTTCTACATCGTGGTGATCTAGACCTGTACCAAAATCCTCAACAGAGAATTCCCAGTTATTAGAATTATTCTGTACCAGTGACACAACTATAGGTTTATCAACTCCAGCTCGTCTGTGGCTATCAAGTGCATTACTTGCACATTCTCTAATAGTTGAACCTATTGCATCTGAATAAAGGTTCTTACTTAACATCTGCATTAATACTTGTGCAGAATCCATGTCTAGTGACATACCTATACTCTCATTTTTCTGTCCTGAGTATAGAACATGTGCCTGTTTTTGTTTTTCTAATCGCATTTTACTATTTATTTATTAATTATTATCTCCTCGTTTTACTAACCAGATTGATTTATAACAAAAATCAAATCTTACGTTTTGTTTATTATCTGCAAACCTTTGTCCAAATTTGCTGTTGATTCTATTACATACAGCTGATGTAAATGCCATATAGGGTGCTCCTTGAAAATCTTTGTATTGTTTCTGTTTTGGTGGTCTTACAATTTGCATGTAGTTGAGGTCTATACCTCGTACAATTACTTCATCTCCTACTTGGAGATCTTCCATTTCAATGGCTCTGTTTACATTATTATTCATCATAATTAAATCTATTAGTTATATATACTTGTTTCCAGTTTAAATCCACTTTTACTATTGGATCATTTTCATTAGGTATTCTAAACTCATAAGTTTTATAAGTGTTACTCCAAGGTTGCTTAGTGTAATGATTAATACCTGTAGTTGTCTTCA